AAGAGATAAGGAAGATATAAGGGATTACAAAACAGATAAGGAAGACATTCCTGATCATAAAAGAGATAAAGAAGACATTCCTGATCATAAAAGAGATAAAGAAGAAATTCCAGATCATAAAAGAGATAAAGAAGACATTAAGGATCGCATAGATAAAGAATATACCAATAATAATATAAATATTATAGTAGATACTTCAAAAATAAAATATATAAAAGATGAATACAAAGAAGGTGGTAAATTTGAAAAGGGCAATGAAGAGAATATCCAAGAAATATCATTCTCTAAAGGTAGTGAGCAAACAAATATCAAAGCACTCAAAAACTTTGAAGAAAAAGAAAAGAATATTGTACGCAATCAATGGGACAATATTAAAGATGAGTATAATTCATTATCGCAAAATAAAGATGAATATAAAAAGAATAAAAAGAATTACAAATATGACGATGAAGACGATGCCAAAAGCGTATCAAGCGTAACAAGTGTAGATAGTACATTGAGTAATTTAACAGATATAAGTCAAATTAAAAAGATACACATTAAAGAAGTAGTAAAAAATAAAAAACCAAGTTTTTTCTAAAATATTAACAAGCTAAGCATAGCTATATTTATCTCAATGATCTAAATGTTTTTACACCTTTGGAGATTTAAAACGCCGATATTAGTATTCAGGTTTAATAATTATTTAAAGATAATATATTATTATCCAATAATATATATATGACCAACATAGATATTATTCCTTGTGCTATAAATAACAAAAACAAGCAAATAATATCTAATCCTATTACATGCCAGTTTGAAAGTCGTAATATGTTTGGCAAAATTTTTTCAACAGTATTAGGATTAAATAGAACTTCTATTACTACCTATTCAAGCCATAACAATATTTCCACTCTTAAATCGGTATTTTAAATATCCAAAGGTGTAATATCAAATAGTTTCATATCATAATATTAATTATATTTTATCATCATAATAAAAATTGATATATTATGATAAATAATATCTCCTATCTATTACCTAAATGTTAAAGAAGAGTTCATATTGTTTTCTCTGTTATTCTGCTGATAATATTATCTATACTCAAACAATGTTTATCTGTAAAAATTGTAATATGCCAATTAAAAAATGCGATATGTGTGGGTTTTATTGCGATGGTAAATGTTTAGAGCTATTTAACAAATGTATGACAATCGCAGACTCTTAAAGATTCTTAAGGATTCTTAAACATTCCTAATATGATGCATGCTTCTTGACCTTTATAAGTTTTGACCCCTTTTTTTTAACAAAGACACCGGGATCATAATCTTCAATGTCTTCTCCTTCTTCATTTGTCATCCCCATTAAGTCACGCTGATCTTGTAAAGATTGCATTTCCCAGAGGTCTTGTGAACACATCCTGTAATTAACATCTTGTGCTTTATACCAGAATACAATATCAGATATATTATTAGACTGAACCTTATTATCTATAACAAGACATTCAAAGTTTTCAGTGCATTGATTCATTACTTGGTTAAATACATCAAATGTTGGGAACATACCAGCATAATGATTATATATTTTTTCTCTTTCTTTTACAATATTATTACGAAATATAAAAACATAGTCAATATTTGAACGCAAGTCTGGAGGTAATCCTAACCCGTGCTGCATGGTAATTAAAAGGAATATCTTGTAATGCCGACCATTCATAAAAATACACCTTATATTTTTGTCAGTCATCGCAGATTTATTATACATGCAATCGTCTAATATTAAAAAGGCGCGTGGATCTATAGATGAATTTCCATGCTTTGCTAAATCCCTTTTACGCTCATTTGTTATATTTATTTGTCGTGTCAAAAACTTGCTAATCAATTTCTCTTCTAATTCATCATATATCAACATCTTAGGAATAAACTTTTCAAAGTATCCGTTTGCGCGTTCTGTTTGTGATACCACAACGCCTACAGGGATATCTTTGTTATAGCTTAGGATATCTTTCATACAATAACTTTTTCCTGTATTACGCTTGCCAATAAAAACAACTACAGAATCACTCTTGATTCTCCCTGGGTCAAACTTTTTAAGTTCTAGTTTCATTTAATTAATAATAACAAAAATAATATATTATATGTATCACACTGCAAAAATAATATAAGATTATAAACACATATATACTTAAGGAATAATGACAATTTAAGTCAAATGAATCAATTAAGAAAATGCGATTCTTGTAAAATTATTAAATCCAAAGACCTATTTCACATATATAAATACTGTAAGCGTTGTCATATCAAAGATTATATCAAAAATAACTTGTTATATGCTCGTGTAGCTAATCATTTTAACTTATCTATAGAAGAAATTAATAATATAATGTCAATAAATATGAATGATCCTACAAGAAATGGATTAGGTGAACACGAAAGATACGATGAAATTATGAACTATTATATTAGTACCCAAAGTACCGTAATTACAGATGATGTTATAAATAACTTTTTAGAAGAAATATTATAGAACTAAATGGATTGTAAGCATCGCGTGCAATATTTAAGAATATCTTAGTAATATTAATATATATCATAATGAAACATTACTGGATTAATATTGACAAATCTATTGATCGTCGTACATTTATGGAGGAACAGTTTAAAAATAATAAGTTAGATAATCAAAGAATACCTGCAATAACACCACGCGATTTTGATGAAGTTTTAGAGGATAAGCGCCCATTAACTTGCAAACATCCAGGATGTGTAAGGTGTGAATATGAATACGCGTGTATATCAAGCCATATTAAAGCAATTATTGAGGGGTTAAACAATACTTCTAATGACTGGTTTGTTGTCATGGAAGATGATATTATAATTCCTTTTGAAATTAATTATAACAAAATGCTAAGTGAATTACCTAAAGATGCTGAATTAGTTCAATTGCTGATTTTATATGGCCCTACAGTAAAATCTTTGTATAATCTTTCTATTTCTCATAATATTCATTTTATTAAATGGCAATATTTATTACCTTCTACAGGTATGTATATCATATCGCGTATAGGTGCCAAGAAATTAGTAAATAAATATTTTAAAAATAATAAATACGATTTCACTAAATGTGAATACCAAGTAGTCGCAGATGTCGCATTATATTCGTCAATAAATTCATACGCTACTACATTTCCATTTGCATATCCTAATATAGACTTGGTTTCTGAAATACATCCCGAACATTACGAAGCACATAAAAACACATATTTAGATATTAAAGAAATTGTAGATTTAGCAATAGTTTCTAATAATATCCCTTATATCACATAGAATGTTCTTTAGTAGCATCCTTGGTAACTATATTATATTTTTCATTAAAAAAATAGATTACTATTAACTGTTTGCGGTGATCTCTTAATTTATCTGTACAATACAATATATATGCTTCGTCGTTGCCATTTAAATTTTTATTTTTTATCCAAATTTTAAAGAGCTCATTATATAATAACACAGATTCGTTTATTAGCGGATACTTGTCTATTTTATTAGTTGCTAACATTTGCGCTTCCTCAGCAAGCCCGATAATATGAAGAAAATGCTTTGTAATACAATCGCGACATCTTTTATTTTTATTTGTAAGATGCTCCTCTAATAATATTGATTGTTTAATGATTTGCTGCATATTATATCGCGGATCGCTTACTGGATCTATTGAATCACAAGAAGCAGAACAAGAACCAGCACTTTGCTTGCTATAATTTATATTTAGAAGCGGTGCACTTGAAGAACCGGTACCAAAAACATTATTATGGTGATTCATATAATGCATATACCATAATATTATTATAGTAGATAGTATTATTGTAAAAACAATAATAAATGTTTCTAACATACTCATATATATATTAATTCTATTATATTAGTAGAAATATATTATAGAGATATAGAGAAGATTTATTTATTTGTAATGGATATGGTTTTAGAATATATGGAGGCATTTAAGGGCGGTGGTGGTGGTGGTGGTGGCGGTGGCGGTCGTGGATCATCTAAAGGAAAAAATAAGAATCCTTTGGCTCCTTATACCCCTATATTCTTTGTATTTATATTTTTATATTCTATTACCTTTTTATTCATCAATTTTATGATAAAATCACGCCCTTCCAGAAGTCGTAAATAATTTATGTTTCTATATAATAGAATATAATATGAGTGGAATTAATGCGTCTGCATTATTTTTTGAAACCTTCAAAGGAGCTAAGAGCGGAAGCGGAAGCGGAGATAGTAGTCTTGCATCAGGAGCAATTGCAGGTGCAGCAACAGGCGCATTAGTATCTGGTGGATCAGCTGCTTTAATGAGTAATTCTGGTTCAAAGAATGTAGAAAAGTGCCCTATATCTGACGATTCACTTTATTGCCAGATGAGCAGAACTGCAGGTATTACCGGGATGGTTGTATATATGTTATTTATATTAATTTTTGTAATAGCATTCTTTTACTTCCTATATTATATATTCTTTAGAAGTGGTGGTAAATCTGTAAGTAAAACTATAAGAAAAGGTCGTAGATAATATAAAACTATAAATATATAAAAAAATGACTAAGTTACTGAGTAACTGAGTAGTTTACAATAAGACTACTATACAAAAAAATGCTTTTCATTTATGTCATAGAATTACAGAATGATAAATATTATGTTGGTAAAACTGTAAACCCACACTATAGAATTGAAACCCACTTTACAAATAATGGAGCTGAATGGACAAAACTATACAAACCAATAAAAATATTAGAACTTATTCCAAATTGCGATAATTATGATGAAGACAAATATACTTACAAATATATGGATATGTATGGCATAGATAATGTTAGAGGTGGCTCTTATACATCTCCAATATTAGATGATGAAACAAAAAAGCAACTTGTAAAAATAAGTAATAGCATAAATAATAGATGCTTTACTTGTGGTACTGCTGGACACTTTGCAAAGGACTGTAATTTTAATGAAAAACATCTTGTATTACCAATCCCTGCACCAGCATCATTAGATTGATTTCATATGCAAATAAATAAAATATAAAAAATATATAGTTTACAGATAGTTTACAGATAGTTTACATAGGTCTCCAAGCGAAGAGTTCTTCCACATGTATCCTCCAGAGATCAGCAAGTTTCTGCTCTGTCTGTTTAGGGTTTAGTTCAGGAAATTCCTCTTGTATTTTCACACGCATTTCATCATAGAATATTTTGCGCTTTGAAGGAGGCATAACAAGTTTCTCTATCTTAGGCTTAACTACCTTATGTTTTGCCGCCTTTTCCTCCTCTTTTTTCTTCGTAATGATTTTCTTCATCATAGACTTGATAAACTCCTCAAGCTCCTCCTTGGTATTGAGAGTATCTGACATATTATTCATTGCTTCCTTGGCAAGGACTGCCATAGTTGGAGCAGTGCTAACCATAGAAGTTGCGGATGCGGACATATTGTAGCTTCTATGTAGCTTCTGTGTAGCTGTAGGATAGCTTTTGGGTTTGCCTCTACTATATTTTCAAATTATTTAATCACTTTTTAACATATGCAAAATATATTAGAACTTATTTATTCCATAATATATACTATGAAGGTAATAATAAATATATGAATGTTGATAATGTATATAATGTGGTCCCCCATATTGTATCTGTAATAGCAATTGTTGCATCTAAATCCTTGTAAATTGCAAGAGATGTAAAGTTGTATATTCCGAACACAGAAAATCCTAAAGCTCCTCCGTACATTAAAGAATATAGTAGTTTTTTTTCTACACTAATATCTTTGCCTCCATTATTTATTTTTATATTTTGTGATGTGAAAGGTATCGCGATATATAATATTGAAAATAATATGATTATATATGCAATTATAGCGTGCTCATATCGTAAACTCAATGCAGCTTTTTGAACTTTTAAAACCTCCTTAGAATATTTAGTCATATTCAAAGATATCCAACCAATATCTAAAAATATAATTACAATACTTATTATAAAATATTTTAAATATATATTCATATTAAACTCTATAAATAACAAATAGTTTTATTATTTATAATCATATATTAAGTAAATAGCAAGCAACCATGTCTCAAAGTAATTCTACAGTAAATAGTACTGTAGGTGGTAAAAGCGGGCGCGGAAGAGGTAGAGGAAAAGGAAGTGTAAGCAATGGCATTAGCAGAAGCGGTCGTAGTAAAAATAAAGGCGGTAATACTGCTGATAATGCATTTATATTTCTAAATACAAAGCTTTCTACGCAAGAAAATAAAGATCCCTCGTATATTGAAATGGGTATCGCGCATACAAGCGAATCCGTTGCAATCAATATAGTTCGCGGAGCAGTAACAGATGCATTCAATTTAGTAGGGCTTTCAGGATTTAATAACACATTATTTGATACCGCACGCGATAATTGCTTAAAAAATATGTTACTAAAATTAGATACGACATACCAGGGGCGCGATGTAAAAAATTCAAATATTCGCTTTGAAGCAATAACAATTGATCCTTCCCTAATAACAATGAATGCTTATGGAACATTTTTAGAAAAAATGGCGGTAATTCAAGTAGCCACTTAGACACTCGCACAAAATTAAAGTAATATTTAACTACTTGAGAATTTATATGTTCTATTATAGCTAAATACTATCTAAAATTTACTTGTTTATATTTAAAACTATATAAGAACATACAAATATGGAAGAAAAATCAACAGAAGACATCAAAGAGAAACTTAAAAATATATTAGGTATTTCTAAATGTATTCACAAAGTTGAAATAATGAAGGAAACCGACATAAAACGCGCGCACATATATTGCAAGATTAACCAATTATCTGGACAAGTATCTGGGCCGCTAATTGAGCATTATATAAAGAATAAATATGGTATGGAGAAAAATAACGCATCGTTATGCAAAGGTGATTTACAGCATAATCAAATAAATTTTGAAATTAAAATATCTAATGGCGGTAAAGAAAATAATAAGTTCAACTATGTTCAATTGCGGATGAACCACGATTGTGTATATATATTTACAGCATATTATATCTGCATTGATAATGTAGAAACTGAAGGAGAACTATTTATTTTCAAACTAAATAAAAAAGAATTAAAAGATATTATATATAAATACGGAGGATATGCACATGGGACAGTACATAAATTAGGAAAAATAACCGAAGAAGATTTAGATAATCAAGAAAACGACAAAGAATACGCTATTCGCCCAAAGTATGGAGACAAATGCTGGATTGATTTACTAAATTATAGAGTTGATGATATTTGATACTATCCATATACTTCGGCATATAATGCAATCAATTCGCTTTGACCCATTGAGTTTTGCCTTGCCGTATTTACACTATTTGAATAGTCTAACTGCATAAGCCTGTCAATTAATAATTTTTTATCAATGTTTGATTTAAACCAATGCCAACTTTTAGGTCTTAATTCATTTAATTCATCTGTTTTTATTTCCCCTATATTACCACCATATGCCCTTAATGCAAAATCAGCATTTAAAGGAGGCGTAGGTTGTCCTGTAGTATCTCTTTTACCTAATTTTAGATATTCCCAATCATTATGAGCTTTAGGTAATTCAACGAGATCTCTTTTATTATCTCTTTTTTCCCATATTTGAAAACAACATTTTACACTCATAGTTGGTGAAAAGCAACAAGGCTTATTAGGTAATTCTTCATCATACACTAAATGAAACCTATCATCAAGCCGATTTTGAACACTTATTTTTCTAAAAGTTCGCGGTATTATAAATGCTATAACAGATGCCCATTTGGCAGAATGATTGAAAAATTTAATTGCCAAAGAACTGACCCTACCAAATGGTGGATTGCCTATAACTAAAATTTTCTCTTTATTTGGAACTGGATAATAATCAAAGAAATCTTGCTTAATTATATTTTCATTTTCTGGTAATATATCAATTCCTATTTTTTTATCACTTTGGATTTGATTAAAGAAACTGCCATTTCCTGCACTTGGCTCAACAATTAAATCCCATCTCGCTATATCATATAATTCACAAGTTTTATCTATGCATTTCTTAGAACATTCTGGTAATGTATAAAATTTATCAAGTCCTTCTTTACGAACTTTATGTGTACCTTTTATAATTTCAATATCCATATTGTTTTGCTGATATATTTGCTATAAAAGATATAATTATATTTAAATCATTTTTTAATATTACATATTATTATATCACTCTGTTGCTGTCATTCTATTGGTAGTTTTAACAAAATCACTTTGATGCATTTTGCGTATAAATAACAACTTATTTACAGGACATACAGATGGCTTCTTTTGTAATACAAAACCCATAGATTTTGCTATATTTGTCATATTGTTCCCTTCATAAGTCATAAGGGATACATATTGCTTATTTACAGGACATAATAATAAAGCATAATCTATTAATATTTTTCCTAATTTTCTTCCGCGCATATTTATATCTGTAAATACTTCCTGAATATAAAATGTTTCAACCTTCTCTTCTTCATAATCAATATCAAACTTTCGCGACTTCTTTATAATTAAAAATCCCATCATTAAATCACCTACAAATAATCCAAACATTTGATGTTTTAGAATATAATCTTGGACTTCGTCAATGATTATTTTTGGATCATAGGTATCCCTTGTTTGCTTCTTATAATTAAAATATTGTAAGTAAGCCATCAGCTTCTCTTTTTTATTATTTAATACTAATCTAACTATTACCTTTGTATCATATTTATCATTGTATTCTTTAATACTCTTATTATATCGCCTCATAATATCATTGTATTCTGCCTTCTTTTCTTCAAGCATTCTATGCGATTTATTAACTGATATAAGTTTATTTAATAAATGCCCAGACTTATTCTCAATAAATGTCTTCACTCTTTCAAAATAAAGCTTTTTTTTATTATCAGCATTACCTGCCGTATTAGGATTTATGTCCATATTTAATAAAAACCCGGTTGGAATATTATTTACTATACTAAGCTTTTTTTTCCATTTTTCTAAATTTGTTTCATCAACAACCATCTTTGTAAGAGCATCATTATATTTGTTATCCATTCTAATATTATCCATTATAATATTTTAATTTTGTATATGGATATATGTCAGTTTTTTCAATATTATTAGAATAATTTTGTTATGTTTTATTGCAATTATAATAAAAATTGATTTAAAGTTGTTTAAATTATTACAAGAACCCACACAGAAGTCGCTTACAAACCACAAAGCAGCTAAAGCAAATCCAAAGCAGCTAAAGCGAATCCCATCAATTACAATGGTTGATATGTTCATATTCATGATTGCTCTCATCATCATCACAGCGCATATAATGGCGCTTATTATGTCGTGTTTTCATGAATTACCGAAAGAAGACTATGTTAATCCCTACAGACTCCCTCCTGTCCGCAAAGAACACGAAAACTATATAAGATACGAAAGGCAACAGTATCTTGATAGCTTGAAGAATACTAAGCGCAAGTCTAAAAATTAAGATATAGAGTTTGACCAATATTATGAAAAAAATATAAAATAAATAAATAGAAAATACTTAATGTATTGCTTAGGATGCGCTGTATATATGCCTACATTTGAAGATATATTAAATTATCTTAAGAAAAAATAATAAATTTATATTATTTATATTATTTATATTATTTATATTTTTTATATTGACCTGCAATAACAGTGATTACTTATGTCTATATACCCATCCTTATTTGCACCACCCTTGTAATATTCTTTAAATGCTTTTGGCAATTCTGAGAATTTTTGCATATCTTTAGATTCCCGTATGGGAACATTTTTAAAAGCCTCGTATATTTCCATATGATTTATTGATTTATCTGATTTATCTGATTTATCTGATTTATCTGATTTATCTGATATAGCCGATAAAGCTACTGACGCTACTGATGACGCTGAAGCAGCAGAAGCAGTTGCTACATCTACCACTGCATTTTCAGCCGTTGTAAGCTTCTTCATCTGTTTCATACTAAGAATACCTCCACTCATTGCATCACTTTTTAATATTAAATCATCAACTACTGCGTTTTGATATAATATATTTAAATTATTATTATTACCTTCTTCAAGCAATGTTTTAATCATTGTTATGAAAGGTGCGCTACCCGTTTTACTTGTACATTTATTGTAAAATAAAGCTCGTCTTAGCAAGGTTTTTACAAGGTCATTTATCATATCATTTAATTCCTTTGTTTCCTTTGCATCTTGATCAAAAGTTTCCTTCTGAGGACGATTACCTCTTCCTATATTGCCCTTTAATGTTTCATTGATGAACTTTAAGTAATGCTCTTTAACATTTATAATAATATCTGTTAATCTATCTATTTGCACATGACACCAAGCAAAATGGCTTTTCAATTCTTCGTTGCTCGCTTCCTTATATTTAGCAAATAAAGGATTCCATTTACGTATATATTGTATATGCTCACCAATCAATAATTGCGTATTAAATAATTGCTGATTAAAGATTGTTGGATCTAAAATACCATCCATATATAAGCCTGCATCCCTAAATCCCTCTATCTTATCAGCATATTTATTAGTGTTTCTTGGATCGGTAAGATGATACGGATGAATATTTGGTATATTTACCATTTTATTTTCAATTTTAATGCTATCAAATTTAAATATACAATCAATAAAGAAATTATTAATATTATACCTTAACTCCGGAATACGATTTTCTCTATAGTCTTTTTCTAATATTCCTGTAGAGATATCATTTTTAATAAAGGGTTGTGTTGCTGATACCTTCTCTTTAGGAAGTTGCGTTGCGTGAAAAAATACATAGTCTAAGCAAGGTATTCCAAAAGCCTTATAGCAATCCTTTATAAAATGCTGATGTATGCTATATTTAATATCTTCATAACTGCCAGAAATAAGAGGAATACCCCTTTCTACATATAATTCATATTCTTTACCAAGACTGAAATATAAAAAGCTTTCGTCTAACACTTTCTTAGGCATATCCTTATTATTTAATCTCTTATTGTTTAATTTAGATCTTTCTATTAAATATGATCCCAATTTGTTGCTCCCACTTATCTTATCCTTTTCCCAATGCTCGCCTAATATATAAGCACATTCGGGCATAATATTATCATTCGTTTTTATTGTATAACTTACATATTTATTAATAGGAACAGCAGGTTGGGCTATATCTAATATCTTGTTATATAGTTTGTTATTCTGTTCATTTGTAGGTGTCTTAATTAATTTACATAGAATTACAAGAACTTCTCCTACATTAAACTCCATTATAATTTTTATTCTTGAAAAAGGCAATATGAGGATTTGTTGCAACTGATCGTTTAAGTTAATATAAGACTTGGTATCATCTACTTCAATTATATAAATAATACCAGAGTTATGAGAATTCAAACCACAATAACGCGATGCAATTTGTACATTAAAACTTGTAGATAAGAAGCCTAAGACTTCTACATCATTATCTTTACCAACTATAGTTTCTAATCTTTTTCGTGTTCCGTGGTATAAATATATTTTATTAAGTTTATAATTGGGTTTCCTATTCAAATCCTTGTAATTGCCAATTGTTTCAACGACCCTCTCTTGCATAGATCGTATTCTATCAGCATATGTTAGGGATTTTACTGAAGTATATTCATCCGTAATAACTTTGAATATAGTCTCGTTTAGCCATCTACTAAAAGGCGAAATACCATTATTTTTGTAATAAGCATCAATCTTTCTTAACTTGTTTTTATCTATTTCAAAAGGTTGCCAAAAAAACGGCGCGACCCTAAAATTTACGTCATCATTGAAATTTTTATTTATTGGTATCCAAGTAAATATTGGGTAAGATCCCGTATATTCCTGGTTATAATATGCTACATCTTTGAATTTATTAAAGTTAAATTTAATATAATCTGGATCTTGTGAATTTAGAGAAGTTAAGATATTTTTCCTTATCATATCTTTGCCTCCGTATTCGGGGATGCTGTCGCCAAATGACTTTAATTCCATATTCTTTATTATTTCATTAGGGTTATACTTTGCAACATCAGGAGCTTTCTCTCTTTTTATTTTGGTAATGGTCGGTAATGTTTGTAGCCGTTTATTAATAATATCTATTAAATCTGCAAAATACTTAGACATATCAGTATTATTACAGAATATATATTTAGGCAATACACCATTTGTCATATTGTAATCCAACAATACAGTAGGATTTATAGTAGTAAACAGTAATTTAGGAAATGCAAGAGTAGTTTGAAGATCCCCATTATATTTGGAATTTTGAAAAACATTTGCAATTTGAATTTGATTTACCACATTATATAATACCTTTGCATTGTAATTTATTACAGGATGCGTGTTATCATATTCATCTAAACTAAATGCATATTGACGATTTAACAAAGTATTTAAATATCTATTCTCCATATTACCAGCTACTAATTCGTGAAATCTTGGTGGTATATATAATAAACTATTGTGCTGATATATTATATTATAACTTTCATATATCCTTAGAAACTCTTTCTCTGTATCAAGTTGTTTAGCAGTATAATATCTTAGCAGCTCGTCGTCATACATAAATATTCTTAAACAACTGTCCCGCTTTATATTTAAATCTGTTAATATATGATCTAAATGCAAAAAAGTAGTATATATTATAACCATTATAGCATTAACAATATTTGCTATATATTTATGCTCGTTTAATACACCATTTGCATCGCAATTTGCTACTAATTCGTCGCAGCAATTATTAAACTCCTCTATATATGTGTCAATCTGCTTCATTATAATAGAAACTCTATTCCTTTTTTCCTCCTCTGCTTTCTCTCTCTTGAGTCGCTCCTCCTCTTTCTTTTTTTCCTCTAATAACTTTTGCTTTTCTAAATCAATTAACTCACTAATATTTACTAATTTCTCAATCATCTTTTTCAGTTGTGGACTATAATTAGTATAATAGCATTTTGATAAATAACTTTGAAGTATAATACTGTCAAGACCTATTTCTTTATTTGTTATTGGGTTCATAACCTTGACATTTTTCAATTGTGCTGGCGTTTTATTGAGTATTTTCCGTTCAATCTCCTCTACTAATAAAATACAATCAGTCTGTGATAGTAAATTAGAATTTTTATTCATATCCTTTACGGTTTTTGGTTTAAACGAAAGAGGTTTTGGTGCTGATAGAGCTGCTTGTGCTGCTTGCGCTACTTGAGCTACATACGCAGCATGCAGTGATCTTGGTGATTTGCCTGATCCTATACCTATATCCAAATAGTATCCCAGTCCTTGAGCTCCCATCTTGAAGACATACCCCTGCCGAGACCCTGCACTGGCAGCTTTGGATGGGGATACGGGAATAAATGCTGGTAAAGTTGGTGATTTTCGTGGTCCTCTTGCTGCTTGAGGAGAATTTGGTGAACGCGGTGATTTGCTTCCTGGAGGAGTAATTCCTGGTGGAGTAATGCTTTTTTGTCCTAAAGCAGCTTGCGCAGCTTGAGGAGAACGCGGTGAATTATTTCCTGACACTCCAGCATGCTTATTGATCAAATAGTATCCCAGTCCTTTGGAGCCCGTCTTGAAGACATACCCAGCTCTGGTTCCCGCATAGGCAACTTTGGACGGAGATACTGGTACAAAGGCTGGTAAAGTTGGTGATATTTGCTGTCCTCTTGCTGCTTGCACTGCTTGCACTGCTTGCGCTGCTTGTGGAGATCTCGGTGAGCTGTTTTTCTTTACACGCGATGATACATCAAATAAATAATCAACATCTATAAATTTTAAAATGTGCTCTTTATATGTTAAATTTAAAGAATTTATTGTTTTCCTATTATCACCCCACTGATAATATAATTTAGATAAAAAACTAATAATAATATCACTTGATCTATTGATTTCTTTAGTTGTTATTGGATTAACCCAAAAATCATCTTTATCTTCATATAAAAAATTAAGTAGATCTTCGCAATCTTCTATAGTTATCTCATCGTATTTACTATAAAGTTTATTTAATTTAGGATTTTTTGTTTTTGTTTTTACTTTTATCCTGGTAATATTTGACATTCTACTAATATATACTAATATATTATTACTATATGTAAAAAATAATTAAATCAATATTACAGAAACCATATATTAAACAGTTGCTTCATCAGTACCACCAGAACCAGCTGCAACTTTGCTCTCATTCCAATTTATAGCTGCTTGTTTCATCAAGTCTTTTCTCTCTTTATCAGGAAATTCTGTAATTAAACGAGCCATCTCATCTTTGATAAACAAATTATACTTACTCGGTTGTTTTTTAATAACTACACCATCACTATCTACCTTTACTGCACGCTTTTTACTTTGTCCTATTTTTAAAGCATCCTTAAAAACAGATACTGCAATTTTCTTTATGTCATCAAGCGTATATTCTGTGTCATCATCAAATGATGATTGTAGACACTCCCTAATTTTTTTTCCAGACACATTTTTTGAAGAACTCATTATATTTACTTATAGACCATTAAGTTTTATATAATTTTATATATATTAATATAATAATAGGTATTGAAAAATGAGTGTGATGAATTATAAAGAATATATGGACAATTTAACTGCCATATTTGATGCCTATGGTGAATTAATATATTTATGTAATAATTTTGATACTTCAAGAATAAATGACCTCTTTATAAATATTATTCAAAATTATGATTATTATGCAAATAAGATAGATATTATTCATATCAATGAGGAGGAACAAGAAGAACTTCTTAATACAATAATTCAAACAAAAGAATATATAGAAATGTTAGAATTTGTTGAAAATAATTTTTTTAAAATTATAAAAAATTGCGATCTATTTAAAAAGAAGATAAACTCTTTTAAAGATAAATATATAGGAATTGACAAAGAAATCCTTGATGATGATGAAAAACTTATTGATGAAAATTTAAAAAGTCAACTAAATACTTATTATTTTAATTTAAAAGACTTATGTAGAGAATTAAATAATATAACAAAAACAACAAAAACAACAAAAACAAGTAATGTTACTTTCAATATTTTACCTATTACAACGACTAATACAATAATAACAATGGGTTTATACATACCATTTAAAATGATGATAAAAAGTTTACAAGTTATTGATAGTTGCGAAGATGATATTTCTGCTAAAGATACAAAAGCAATTAAAATAAAATTCAATAGTATATTGACAAAATTAATTAAAAAATTTAATGAAGATATTCAAGATAATAAAATTAATATTCAAGAAATAATTACAAAGATTAAAGAATATATACCAGCCGAACATCAAGGTAAAGAAGAGGAAGAAGAGGAAGAAGAGGAAGAAAAGGAAGAAGAGGAAAAAGAGGTAGAAGAGGTAGAAGAGGACGATGAAGAAGAGGAAGAAGCAGAGAAAAAGAAAGATAAAAAAAAGGGAAATTATGAAGACGAAGATGATGATGAAGACGAAGATGATGAAGATGACGAATATGATGAAGATAAAAAGAAAGATAAAAAGAACGATAAAAAGAAAGATAAAAAGAAAGATGATGAACGCGTTTTTAATTTTGAATTTACAGGTAATTCATGCTATGTACATACAGCATTACAATTAATAATAGATAATGAGGATTTATGTACTAAAATTACAACTTACATGAATAATAATGAATATGATGCACAAGAGGATATGAGAAGACCCGCAAAAAAACCATTACATCTTTTAAGTAATATAATAAAATTTTATAATGAAAACAAGACTGAAATAGGTGGGAAGAAAATAGAATCTTACAAAAAAATTAGTGAACCATTAAGGGATTATTTATATACTACAGACAGTGTAGCCTTCCCTAAAGAGAGTGAAGGAGAACCACTTGAAGTTTTTAATGAAATAATTAATATATTAAAAGAGTTAAAAGTACCTAAATATGATACATATGTATTCAAACTAAAAAATAAAGTAAATATAAATAATAATAGTGGCTGGAAAAATGATGATATACGAGATAAATTATTGGAAAATCAAACCGTATCTCCAACATTACAGTTGACATTTAAAAATGTTCCTGACGATAATACAACAGAAATAACATTAAGTGATTTAATTAATTTAAATATAGGAAACAGACTTCCAGGAGCTCTTGCGTTGCCAAGAATGGTCGGATATAATTCCGAAGACCCGCAATATGTACAAGGCAATACGGTAAGAGAAGTAAAAGATTATAATGATACAGACCGTTTAGAATCGTTTTTTATATCACCTATGTGCAAAGATTTAGTAATTTATATAGAACGCAGACAGAGCGCTGAAGAAGGTAAAATCTCAAAGAAAGATGTACTATTGTCTAAAATTATAACTTTAAAAACTTTGATAAATGAAGACGACGAAAAACATGTGGATGTTAATTATAAATTAAAAGGATTTGCATATTACAATGGTGGCCATTATGTATATTATAAATTATTATCTAATGATAAATGGGTTAAATTAAATGATACTGTTCCTTTAAATGGCGAACTCATAGATGAATCCAATTTACCAACAGACGGTGGTACTATGTATTATTACAAGAAAATGGATGACAACACACCGGTTACAATTGTTCCACCTATTGTACTGCAAAAACAACCACAAATCAGTTTACTTTCATGGAATTTACATTATAGTATTTTTAAAAGAAAAGATAATGATAGTGCATATGAAAATAATGAATCAAATTATGAAGAAAGAAGAGATACTATATGCTCTTTATTAAAGACAGGTAATTATGATATTATATGCTTACAGGAAACTAAAGATATAAAAGAGTTACATGAAAAATACAAAGTTATAAATAATGTTGAATCTTTCAATTTAGCAAGCATATTTTATAAAATAGAAAGATTTGATGAAATATCTACCGAATATCATTATCATAAAAAAATAGATGGTCAGGAAGATAGTGACTTAATATTCAGTGATAACAATAAAAAAGATATAACAAAAGATGATATTCACTGGAGACCAATAATAAAAACTATATTACAAGATAATACAACCGAAGAACAATTTATGATAATTAATATATGGGGTATACATATAAATTATGAAAACCAAAGACAACAAATTATTGATTACTTAAAAAATATAACTAAAGATTTAAACATAAGAATCATAATATGCGGGGATATGAATGAATTTAGCACAATAAAAAATCTTGAATTGAATAGCAATGCATTTGATACTTTCAAAGTAATGAATGTTACACATACATGTTGTTTTGATGAAAAAGAAATATTAGAAAAAGAAAAAATTAAAGATAAATTTGAAGATGGTTTTAATGATATATCATTTACTATGATGTTGGATAATAACCCTGATACAACCAATCCCCCCTTAGTAACAATTGGTGATAAAAATACATATTCTGATCATTTATCAGTAAACTATAAATTTACATTAAAATCACCGGGAGTAAAAGCAGCACCAGGAGCACCAGGATCACAAGGAAAAGCTGCACCAGCAAAACCAGGAGCACAAGGAAAACCAGTACCAGTAAAACCAGCAAAACCAGCACCAGTACCAGCAAAACCAGTAAAACCAGTAAAAAAATTTGTTAAAAATTACACATTTGAAAAACAGGCAGACATAAACAATGGTAATAAAGGTTTTACACATATTTACGAGGATAAAACCATTAAATATAATGAACAAAATAAAAAGGTTACTGTTAAACTTATGGCTTCTCTCAATGCAGGACATGATAATTTAAGAATTGGAGGAGGTACAATAAACGGACATTTTAACAAAATAATTAGAGAAGCTATCACTGATACTTCAGTAAAGAAAACTTATACTGAAAAATATTTGCAAGATATATCTGTACAGATGCATATATCATGTTATATGAATTATTATCAAATAGAAGGTTACAAAAAAGTACCTAATGTTAATGATGATGAGTCAAATATTGAAATACAGAGAATATTAGATTTGGTGAATACTCAAGCAAAAAATAAATCAGAAGAAAAATTATACCCATTTGATCAATTACAACAATTATTTCCAAACAGTATTATTGAGAAAATGTTCTTATATATTCCACCAATTGTAAACCGTATTGAATCCAGTTTACAATTTAAACCTTCCAATCTCATTCCAGGAGATATTTTTATAGATATTTTGAAATACCCTGCGAAAGGTAATAATGCAAATAGAGCAATGATATACTGTGTAGGACCGCACAAAAATCCATCAGGTACAAAAAATATTGAACCGAAACTATTCCTTGATGCAATAAAAAAAATTGGAAAGAATATAGTAAATGCAATTAAACTATATAACAATGATAACGTAGCAGATAAAATTGATTATGTTCGTATATGTCTAATTTCTGGACAACAGTATAAGCCTGATAATGTAACCACGCTTCAAATTGCAAAAGCACTTATGGAAGGTATTACTGAAATAAATGAAATAAATAAAGATAGTGAAACAATATATAATTTTGCATATGTACATGAACAAAAAAGTAATGATGGATCTTTTAAAATGGCATTTGATGAATTAAATAACGGTAATTAACCTCATCCATAACTTAACCCTTAGCATTACGTAGCTCTGCCACTTCAAGTCTCAATTCATTTATTTCTTTTTTAAGAGCTTTTATTGATTCTACAAATAATGGCGCCAATTTTTCATAGCAGATTGTTAAATAATTATCACCACTTTTAGATACAATATTATTATAGTCATCGCACATCATATCAAACGGTGCAATTTTAACAATTTCAGGCAGAATACTTTGAACTTCTTGAGCACTTAGACCAATATCAGGTGTTTTCGTAAATCCATATCGTAATGCCAATTCATTAGGTATATAATGAAACCCGTTTAATTTATTAATCAAATCTATTGGATTTGCTATGTTTGATGTATGATTCTTTAATCTATTGTCTGAAAATGAACTTATCACACCTCCAGAAGCAATAATACCACCATCAACAGTTAGCCTATCTATGTTGCATGTAGTTCCTATTGATATATTATTAAGAGTGTATACACTATTTTCCCCAAAAAACCATGCATTCCTAATATTATTTATAGTTGATGCTAATCTATTACTTGACAATAATACATAATTACTGTTATTCACATCATTTATACGCATTATATTATTAAGACCGCTCACTTCATCATCTATTTTTTTAGAATTGATATTGCTCGCTGATAATACATAATTGCTCGTATCTAATATTATATCTCTATTATTTTTAAAATATGTCCCAGTAATTTTGATATCGCCATTATTCCCCAGAGTATATACATTGCCATTCCTATTAGATGCCCTAATAATATCATTTAGTAAGTCATTCTGTTTTATATTTAGTGCAACAGTTGTATTATTTGCATTATTTATTTCAAGTCGTTCCGTCGTATATACTTCCGTTTCTAATGTAGTGCTTGCACCAAGAACTATTAAATTAGAGCTTACAGTCAAATCTCCGCGTACAAGCAGAGTATTATTATACACATTATTAACAATAAACTTATTAGCCGCTACATTATTTTCTGTAATCATATCTGTCGTTAAATTTGTTATCCTCCTTGAAATAATATTGCTCGTTGACAATACATAATTGCTCATAATACTTTCATTTAAATTAGCTTTCTCTATCAAGATATTACTTGTGGAAAATACATAATTACTACTATTTCTATCATTGAAGTTTGCTTTTGCTACCAAGATATTACTTGTAGATAATACATAGTTACTCATATTATTATCATTGAAGTTCGCTTTTTCTACCAATATATTACTTGTAGATAATACATAGTTACTACTATTTCTATCATTAAAGTTCGCTTTTGTAACCAAAATATTACTTGTAGATAATACATAATTGCTACTATTTCTATCATTAAAGTTTGCTTTTGTCACCAAGATATTGCTTGTAGATAATACATAGTTACTGCTATTTCTATCATTCAAGTTTGCTTTTGCAACCAATGTGTTATTCGTGGATAATACATAATTACTCATACTGAGCTCATTGTAATCTATGTTGGTAATTATAGTATCTACGCTTGATAATAGTAAATTACTATTATTTGTTTCCAAACTTGATATCTTTCTATCAAGATCTTCTATAACATTTTTACCCTTTATGTCAAATATATTTCCACTAATAAATAAGTCGTTACTTGTACTTACATTCCCATAAAACTGAATATTACCAAGTCTATCAATAAGTAATTGCGGATGCTCAAATAGATTGTCACTATAACTAAACTTCAAATTTCCATCATAACTATATATTTCATTTATTAAACTGGTTCTGTCAATATAATCATCTCTTATAGCACTTGCTAATATAATATGAGGCTTTATTTTTTCTTTATTATAGTTTGTAAGCTGTATATTAATGTTGCAATTATTCACATATTTCCTGTAATACTGATCAATAATAATAGTATTACTTAAACCTGCTCCATATTTTGCAAACTCCTCAAATACATCATTGATATACAAATTAGAGCTTACATGTATTAACTCATTTTTATAACGATCATCTACAAACTCATTAGAAGTCCTTATGTTTATTATGTTAGATATATTATTATAACTGGTGCCATTATTATAATATATAATATTTGAATTATAATTAATAATATAATTACTATTTGATAGCGTATTAGGGACAATATTAGAACTATTGATATTTAAATAGTTTGTCCTAAAAATAGCAAACTTACCTTGATAAGTATATGCGTCGTTATTGTAACGCACAAAATTTGAAGTTGTTGCATTAATATATAAATTAGATATTGAATTGATGTCGTCTAATTTTATTGTATTTTTATTTACAAATAACTTAGATACATTCCAATTGGTGCTAACTTGTGGCAAATAGGTGTATATTTCATTTGTAAGTGATATTATATTACTACTGGTATTCGTATTTCTCACTAAGGAATAATTAGATGTAAAAACAGTGTTTGATGTTGTTATCCCAGTTAAATACGATGGAATATTATATATATTATTAAATATACACGAAAAATAGTAATTTCGGCTTATAATATTATTATTTAAAGTTATATCAAAAATATTAGATGTTGGATTATTAACATACTGTATTTCATTAAGATTTATTATTTTATTATTAGGTTCTTTTAATTCTGCTGACATATTAAATAGATATTTGCCATCTCCTGAATTAATATTCTCGCTATTAAAATTAACTCTAAATCGTGGAACAGTATTTACAGTTGTATTGTTAGTAAATGTAGTAGTATAATTGCTATTGATAATATTTGCATTACTTTCATTAAATTTAAATGTCAAATTAATATTGGAATGTATAGATAAATATGATATCTGCTTAACGGTGCTTAGAGTTTTATAAACCACTCTATTATAAATATCTAATTTGTTTCCATAAATATCATAAGATGGTACTAAAACATTAGAAATATTATAATTAAACTTAGTATCATATATCTTAGTCGTATTATCCCAATTATTAGTATTTACTGGTAGAGTTAAAGGTGTTAATGCTAAATTACTACTGTTAATTGCACCAATAGTATATATAAAGTCCTTTGTATATCGTGCATTTATTAACATTGTTTGTTCATCATATTCACTATTAATTGACATTGTTTGTATAGGGTTGGGTTCATTGAAACCATACCTAACACCATCACGCAAATTATTAGTATTTGTATAGGGATCTATAGTAAATATATTTACAATGTCGCTTGGCCGAGGTTCCTTAATATCAAGATCTGTTATAGCAACATCTATTGTGAATTTGTGATTATTATTATCATCACCTGATGATAATACTTTGAATTTATTGTGGTCTCCTGCAACATTTACTAAATTTATTTTTATAGGATTATCAAGATTCGTTATTTGCAGCCCGCATTTATTATCGTCGTCAATATGCAAACTTATATTACTATTGTATCCACTATGGGATTGCCCTAAATGCATATAAGTTTTTGAAAAACTATTATTAAACTCAACAAATGGATTGTAAAAATCATTATTGTTGTCATTCTTGTAGTAGCTGAATGTCAAGCTTGTATTACTGGTATTCTTGTTTGCTACACGGAACTCAATCATATTATTAATATTTTCACGATAATCGTCAAATCCTGTTGTAAAATTATTATTGTTATAAATACCTAATTCTAATGATGAATAACGCGAAATATTACTTGAATATGTAATAAACTTAGCAGCCGAGTAATTTTCATTATTTTGCTTTACAACAAAAGGAATTGTGTCATTTACTATTGAATCCACTATAATTGACTTGATAGGTTTGAAAATGATATTCTTGCCAGAATATTCAATATCATCATGGTCTATTATATTTTTGTAAATAATATTAGAAGCAGACACAACATCAATATATTTTGATAATTCGGCGAGACCTTCTAATTTTTTAAGGCGATAGTTGAAGTTATTGCTACCACTATCTATAATGTTAACATTACCATATACATCCAAATCACCATAGATAGATACTGCAGTATTTGTTCCTTCTTTAAGAAAATCATATGTGACATTAGGATTATTGAAATCAATATGGTAATTTGAATTCAAATTATTATAATACATGGACATCCCGAATGTTGTCGGCTCAATTGTTTTATTAGTATATCCAATTTGTAGTGGCCCAATTCTCTTTACATCGCGTGAATCAATATCATTAAACTTATGATTTTTATAAATAAACCATCTCTCCAAATCCCGGTCTTCGCCTAAATCTCTATCGTATTCGCAGATATCAAGACCGCTATAATCTGCATTATTATGAACACCGCCACCACGCACACCTCTATATATCCTTATTACAGAGTTATTATAATCTTCAATATTTGTATTGCGTATCTGTAATGGTAAATGTACATCTTCACCCCCCCATCCAAGTGCTATTTTTTTATTTGTATAAAAAGCATCAGGAACATTAGTGACCTGTAGAGTTTCTATGAGCTTATCATTTTGATAATATTTGTCACTATTAATCCCTTGCTTTACATTTAATCCTTGCATTTTTGAAGCATATGATGTAATGTTATCATAATTAATGCAGTATTTATAGGTATTCTCATTGTATATGTTAAAATAATTCTTGTAGGAATTATGAACAAACCCGGCCATTTTTGTAATCACATCGTCTTTGTAAACATAATAATCAGTAGCTGACAGTTTGCCATTAACATCTAAATGAATATCTTGGTGCGGGGTCTTCACATTTATTCCAACGCCATTATTTGTAATAGCAAGCATTGGAGGTGTATTAATAAGATTTGGAAGAAATACATTATTTTGCAATTTTGTAATATCATAAGAAGGATAAAAATATATATTATGCTTTTTGCCTTCAATATTATTAGTATTGATTAACAAACTATTATCATAGAAATCCAGGTAAGAAAGCCGCCCGACATTTGCAATATAATAGTCGGCATTTACTTTTTCCTGCATAATGACCTCAAAATTATTATTTGAACTTTTTGTTTTAAATATGTTAACAACACCAGTAAATCCTTCACCTAAATTAGGACCAACGCTCAATTTATTAGGGAAACTTATATTACGATTAGCATCAAGATTTGCTATATTGCTATGGACATATGTAAAGAAGTATTTGTTACCGTTATCAGTATTGCTGGTTATTGTCGTATATCCTAATGTCTCGTCACTAATATTTATAGGATTAATGCGAATACCACCTACAAATAAATCATTTTCAACATTCAATCTATTCATTGATAATGTTGTCGTATTGAGAAAATTTATGTCTCCCTTAAAAACTGCACTATTATTTATGACAATATTTTCAACATTTGCGCCATCAACATCTAACCTATCTGATACAGTAATATATTTAGAATTTATTCCATTATTTACTGATATATTATTAAATGAATAATTGCAACCATAAAATGTTCCAGCACTTATCTGTGATGGTCTAATAATTCCCACACCATCTGCGCGAATATACACGGAGTCCATATGCTTATAATCATTTGTAAAATTATCAAATATAATGATATCATCAAACTTAGCAGTCCCTCTCACATCAAATCGTGTCTGCTTATTAATAGTTATATTTGAACTAACGCCGTTATTTAATACATTCTTGTAATATGTCATATAATCTGCCAAATTTTTTCCAATACATACATTTCCATTGTTATCAATTGTCATAGCAGCATATTGAGTGTCATTTAAATATGAAGGGACTGCATTCCTATTATATAGCGAATTAATCTCTGCCGAAGATTTATTAACATGAAATTCTAATGGCATTCCTTTTGTTGTTGCAATAACAGCAGGTGATATGTTACTCCCGCCAATAATACCAATACTAAGCTTTGATAATTCTTTAGTGGTGGTATTATATGTGTCATTTCGGAGTGCTAAATGAATATTGTTAAAGTCGTTGTTAGGCGTTGAATTGATATTCAAAGGATGCTGATTATATGCGGTGTCAACTAAGCCGCCTAATGTTAGATAATTTGGCGTATATATATTATTAACAGGATACTTGACATCATATAAATTGTTAAAATATGTTACTATACCAGTTTTAAAGGGCTGTGATTGCGATAGAACATTAATACTTTGTATGAGATCTGTTACAGTATTACTACCAATCTCTCCTTTAATAGATATATTGCTGAATTGTATTCCATGTGCACTAATCATACCATCACACTGAATATTTCTATTAATATAAAGTGATGCATTGGGATCCCGATAATTAGAGTTAATATTACGAGTAGTATTTATAGCGACACCCTGATGATTAACATACATATTCCATTTAGTATCATATTGATTGCTATTATAGTCTGCGGTTCCTTGTCCATCTCCTACCACTAAATATTCGTTGTTATCTAATGTTAAACGCTGAATATCTCCTATCGTATTAATCCCGATACCTAATGAATCAACTTTAATAATTGGTTCAGTGCCTTGAATAATAAAATCATCCATTATACTATATATAAGTCTATTTTATTCTATTTAAAAGAAATAAACAATTAATATTTATATAATAAAATGATATAATAAAAAACTGATATTAATATATTAGTAAATAACTTATTATTACTTTTAAAATGAAACGCATACAAGGGATACATAACAAAACAAAGGATGTTGAAATCATAAATCAGCCCTATAATAATAAGAATGTTCTCCTTCAAAGCAATGATTTGATTGAGATATTTAATAATAATGGGTTAAATAACATAAAGTTTAAAAATATTGATTTGTATCGCGTTGCATTTGTTCATAAATCATACTGTACAATGAAAAATATTGATTTTGATAAAAGTAATATTAACTGTCCTGGTGATTGCTTGCCACTACAGGATATGTCTTATGAACGCCTTGAATTTCTTGGTGATTCACTAATAGGTATGATTGTAGCAAATTATTTGTATAATAGATTTCCAGACCAGAACGAGGGGTTTCTTTCAAAAATTAGGACAAAAATAGTGAATGGCCGAATGCTTGGTTATTTGTCAGACAAAATAGGTTTTCCAAAGTTTGCTATAATATCTAAGCAAGTTGAGGAATCAGGTGGCCGAAATAATTTTAAAATTATGGAGGACATATTTGAGGCGTTTATAGGCGCTCTATTCCTTGATTTTCAAACGGAGAGCGACAAGGTTCTGCTACCGAACAGTATTAATATATCTCCCTTTACGGGAGCTGGCTACTTCATAGTTGAGAGTTTTATTATATATATTATAGAAAATTATATTGACTTTTGCGAATTAATTAGAATTAAGAATAATTATAAGGATATGCTTGTATCTTATATGATGCATAACCTCCAAGATATACCTAAATTTTACGAAGTCAAGATATTGATGAAAGATAATGTTCGTGTATTCACCTATTGTATAAAAGATAGGAACAACGCAATTATTGCTACATCTACTGGTAATAATAAGAAGGAGGCAGAGAATAACGCAGCAAAGGAGGCGCTTATATATTATAATGTGGATATTTGTGAGTATAATTCAAATATATAAAGATATTATAGAAACAAAAATATATTGTCTATATCTTTATGGATACATTGAATATTACACATCTTGTTTTATCTGGGGGAGGTATGCGAGGTGTAATATTCATAGGTGCACTTAGATATTTATATATTGAGAATTTACATAAAAACATTACACATATTGCAGCAAATTCAATAGGTTCATTTGTAGCACTTTTTATTACTTTCAAGCTTACAATTGAAGAAATAGAGACAATTATTTATAATTCTATAGGTGATACTAATCTATGCAATATACCCACTAAGAATTATTATAGACTTATATCAAACTTAGGTTTATGCTCTATATCACATTTTATGGAACATTTAAGAAAAATATTGCGTATCAAATATCCCGAAATGAAAGACATAACTTTTAAGGAGGCTTCTAAAAAGTTTGGAATTAATTTATATTTTTCAACTACAAATATTAATAGATGCGAGAATCGTATTTTTTCTATTGAGGATACCCCTGATATATCAATATTTACTGCATGTGAAGCATCAATGGCTATACCATTGATATTTAACCCTATTGTGATTGATGGTGAATATTATTATGATGGTGCATTTACAAATAACTTTCCTATGAAAATATTCTCACATATATCCCAAGAAAATATAATTGGAATGGTATTATATAAGGAAAGAGAAAAATATAAGCCTCCTAAGACAAAGATAAATATTTTTTTCATATTAAGACAAATTTGTAGAATGTTTGAAATATTACGCGTTAATCAAGTAACAATAGGGGAGATAAAAGATGAAGACAAGGAGTATTATTTTATGCCTAAAAATATAACATTGCAGCATTCTATGAATGTCATAGTCAATAGAAAAGGTGTTTGTTTAGAATTATCAAGTGATCAAGTGGATGAAATGATATTATATGGATTTAGTAGTATGGCTGAGTATATTGATAAGCGAAAAGAGTTATTATATAATAAAAATAAAGTAAGGCTGCGAGAAAACAGTGAATTATATAATTGATCTTGTTGGTTAATGTATTGTTACTGGTCGTGTTTTTAATACTCGGGGTACTTGAGATACTCTGGGTACTTGAGATACTCGGGGAGATTGTGATACTCGGGGAGATTGAGATACTCTGAGAGATTGTGATACTCGTGGTACTTGAGATACTCGTCGTACTCTGGGAAATTGCGAGGTGTTCATTTTAACTCTTCTAAGTAATACTGGTGCAATATTTGTAAAAGTTTTAGGTTTTGTATATCCTTCGTTAATACATAATTCATCAACTGTTTGAATTCTATTACGCAGATGCTGCAGATGCTGCGGATACTGCGGATACTGAGTATACGCAGTGTATGCTCTTCTATTGGCTGTTACAGAACGAGGATGGAGCCGCATAGGTTGATGCTGTACTTCAAATGCAACTCTTTGATTATTTCTATGAATAGGATATTGATATTGATGTAATCCTCTCAAATATACTCCCCCTGATAATCTATTTTGTTGTTGCATTGGTTTAGCTTTGTTTTTCTTTCCCTTTGTTTGAGCAAGTTCAAGTGTTTTTTTTAATAGTATATCCATTCTAATATATTACATATAATTATATAATTATATATATTATTATTATAGTATTATAATGAATAATAATGAAGAACCATATATATTCCTCTTAGATTTAGATGGAACTATTATAGGTGATTGTAGTTATCAATGTGATATTTATAATATACAGGAAATAATAAAAAAAAATATTATATTAAAAAACAATAATATACAATTAGGAAATCTCGTAAAATATAAATCATTGTGTGATAAGATGCTTGACAACTGCTATGATATGCAATCTAAATTATTAAGACCTCATTTTACTACATTTATGACAGAGATGAAAAAGAAGTTTCCAAATAGTTTTTTCTTTATTTATACAGCTTCAGAAAAAACCTGGGCAAATAAAGAAATATTAATTATAGAAAAGCAAAATAATATTAAGTTCAACCGACCTATATTTACAAGAGATAATTGCTTAAAAGATGCGTCCGGTAATATTAAAAAGTCTGTAAATAAAATAATGCCTCAATTATTAAAGTCAATAAAAATGCCAAAGACGCATTCAATAGCTAATAATATAATTATTATAGATAATAATCCAACATTTGTAGATTATACTGATCACCTTCTAATTTGCCCTACATATGATTATCTAAAGTTTCATAATTTGTGGGAGAACATTCCACAAGAATATGCTAAAATATCTGAACTGAAGCATTTTGTTTCAAAATTAATCTCAAATAAAAAACTATATATTAAAAATAATCCTTCAAATACTATAATATTAGAGAAATTACATAGATGGCTCTATAGAAAATATAGAAAGATAAATAAATATAATAATAAATATACAAACGATTCATTCTGGTTAAATCTTGCAACTTTGATTAAACACCATAATATAACTGTATTCAATAAAAAAAACATTAATATGTTACATAAAAGTTTGTAAAGGAATGTAAAGGAATGTAAAGGAATGCAATCAATATATAAATATATGTTTTCTACTATATATATCTGTTAAAATGATATATATAAGTTTTGACATTGGTATTAAAAATCTTGCTCTCTGTATTTTAAAACAGACCGCTAAAGCTGCTGAAGCTGATGGAGTTGCTGAAGAAATACAGATAATAGATTGGAGAATAATAGCATTGGCAGATAAAAAGAAGGATATCAAAGGAATTGATGATATTGCAGAGCGAATATATATAGAACTTGACAATATTATTGGTTATTTAAAAGGTAAAGGAATTGACAGTATTAATTATGTATTGATTGAGAACCAGCCATCAAACCTAAATGGAATAATGAAAACAATCCAATATATTATATACTGCTATTTCAGTCTCTTAAAATACTGGGATAAAATGATAGATAATGTGGTTCTTGTTAATGCATCTCTAAAGACCAAAACACATGACTATAAACCCGACATACAAATTAAGATGGATGAAACAAAAAAGACTAAAAACTCTAAAGGATTTCGTAGTGATAAATATAAAATGAACAAACAAACCAGTATTGAAATATGCAAGCATTATATTAAAGACGATGAGAGTTTATGTGATATTTTTGACAATAACAAAAAAAAAGACGATTTATGTGATGCCTGCTTACAAGCTGTCGCTTATATAAGGACAAATAACCCTGATGCAGTAAGTAAAGGCGCTTATAATAAATTGTCTTTTGAGGATATTAGGGATGTACAGGATGTTCAACCAAAAATGAATAGTTTATTTTCATATACTATAAATAACCCTAATAATTTAGTAATTGTAGATTTTTGCGATGAATACAATGTAATACCATTTGGTCATAGATGTTCTTCGGCGCTTGCTTGCAAATATAGCAATCTTCGTAAATATTCGCTTCCATTTGATTGGGTGATACCATTGTATCCTAAAAAAATTAAAGAGATATTAGAAAATAATTTTGAGGATTTTATACCTGATGTACACCGAAATATATTTCATAATAAATATAATGTATCACTAAAGCATTTTAATTCCGATATAACTGCAGGTATTGAAGAATATAATAGGAGAATTGAAAGGTTTAACAAGGTTATAATTGAACCGAATACAAAATATTTTGTTTATATAAATGAAGATTATTTATACGAAGAAGCTTATCGTAATGATGATTTAAATGATGCTATTTTCAATGAAATGCTTGAATTAGAAAATTACTTAAGGGATAAATATAAAGGTATTGAATATCGTATATTATATTTTAATTTCAAATGTCATAAAATACCAAGCAGCTCTAATATAGTTCAAGTATTACTAAATACTACTGCGATATTTGATAATAGGAAGACAGCGCCTTTTGAAGACTTTAGAGATTATTGCGGAAAAATATTAGCAGAATTATTCAAAACAACTTTAACCTTAAATAGATATAAGGAGGATATATTTAATAATTAGGGAAAGTATTATATGATAATTGTTTGAATTATTTTGTAATATACAGACAAAATATTTTTTATATCATATTATATTAGAAAGATATATCATATGGCTGAAAGTTGTTCTGCTGCAAGTGTTGGAGGTGCTAAGAAACGCAAGCTAACACCCTATAACAAGTTTGTAAAAAAGATGTACAAGGAGCTTCACAAGAAATTCCCCAATGATAGTGCGCCACAAATTATGAAAAAAATTGGTGTGGAATGGAGAAAAACTAAAAAGTAAAAAATCTATTCTAATATTACACTGTAATAGCGCGTGCTATAGTAGCCAATCTCGGTTTTCTTGAAGATTTTTTAGGTGTCGTAGCTGTTTTGGGTTTTGTAGGTGGTTTGGGTTTTGTAGGCGTCGTAGCTGTTTTAGGTGGTTTGGGTGTTTTAGGTTTTGTAGGCGTCGTAGCTGTTTTAGGTTTTGTAGGTGGTTTGGGTGTTTTGGGTTTTGTAGGTGTTTTAGGTAATTTTTTTAATTGAAACTCTTTATTTACAGTTTCAAGTTTAGCTTTGCTTTTACTTTTAGATCTATTGCCTCCAATAGACATACCTGCCTTAGCAGCAGCAATAGCATCTGCTTCAGCATCATCAGCAGCAACAGTAGCAACAAACTTCTTACCAGAAGTATATTTTTTGTATTCAATATCCCAAATGTGAGCAATATCATCATAATTACCAGGCAATATACCATTTAATTGTTTCCATTTTACAAGTGCTTTAGTTCCTTCTAATGCTTTTCCTTTTTTTCCAACATCTACTCCTTTCTTCCACCAACTAAATCCCAATAGCTTTTTAGTTCTTTCTATCCACCAGTCAGGTGGTGGTTTATTCCATCCTTTTGGATCAATATAATCCTTTTCTTCTGAATGTAAGACATTATTCTGTAATAAAAAGTCTGGGACATATTTCCAATCCTGACTACTTATATGATAATCATCTTCCGGTTCATTGAATCTATATACACCACCTATTGGCAGTGGTAAATTTTGTAATGCAATTATAGGGTTTTGACTCCAAATATAAGGATTTTCATAAGCTAAAGGGTAGAAAGTTTGTTTAACTCTCATATAAATAATTAATCTACGAATGTAATTCCTTACAAATCCTCTTAGTCCCGCATCAAATCTTTTATAATAGTCCCTTCTTTCACCTATTGGTATTACTCCAAAATATTCTTGTTTTCTTATCCATATACCTGGCGCAGTGTTATGATCTTGAAAACGAAATAAAAATACTTCAGGATATACTGCTAATTCTAAAATAACTGCAATTCTTCTATAAAAGTTTATTAAATTATCTATAGAGCTCTCTTTAATTTTTACAAGTCTTAATATTGCGGCACCTATGTACATCAATAATAAATTAATTTTAGGACAGTCTTTTAATTTATTCGTTCCATCTTGAAATTGAGTAAATAATAGGTTATAATATCCAATATTATTACTTAAATGTTCATCATTTTGTAACTCATTATCATATCCGCCTTCTAAAAATGGAAGTGTTTGTGATTTGCTTAATAAAGCTTTTAAAGGTGCATTATCAGGAAGCAACTTTAAACAATCATCTATATTGTCATCTATGTATTGAAAATATTCACAAAAAAACAAAATCCATTCTTCGTCTACTATAGGATATTTTTCTTCTTCATCTTTAATTGCCTTTGAACGATCCAACATTTCTTGCGATGGCTTAGTAAGTAAGTCATATCCATCTTTTTTAGCAGCTACTTTGTTCATAGTTACTTTTGTTGATTTGCTTGCAGCAACTTTAGATGTTGCTGCTGCTTTAGTTGTAGATACAGATGTTGCAATTTTTTTTATCCCCAATGCACTATTTTGTACCTTTGCCGATTGCATACTTTATGGTTATTATCTATTAGTATAAATAGATAATATTTGCAAATGGATACATATAAAAAACCATCAATTACCGACTATACAATATATAGTATATCAAAATGCAAATATTGTGTTATGGCAAATGATCACATTAATAAGCTAAAAGCACAGAAGTGTATTACTATAAATTGTGATAAGTTTATTACAACTTGTAGAGAGCGAGATAACTTTTATAATTTTATAAAACAATATACAGTAATCCCGTATTTTCATTTTCCAATGATATTCAAAAATGGCAAGTTCATTGGAGGTCTTAAAGAATTATTAGGTCATAATCAAAAACCTCCTGAGAAGACAAAGAAACCTATAAAGAAAAAACAAAGTATTTAAATATAAGATATAATTAATATATATTAATATGATTAAAGTTGATGGAATTATTCTTGTATTAAGTTGCCATAAACATTTAAATACACGCCTTAAACATTTTAGACTTCCTAAAGATAATTATGGAAACTGGAAAGTAATCTATGTAATTGGCGATCTTTTTATAGATGGCGACTATAAACTGGAAGGCAACTTTATGACTATTAAATGCGAGGACTCCTATATTCACTTATTGAAAAAATTAGTAATGACCTTAAAATATCTTTATGAAATTTATGATATAAAGGAAGGCGTCTTGCGATGTGGCGATGACTTGATATTTAACGAAGACTTGCTACAATCCTTTTTGGAAACTCCAAAAAAAAGGCTGTATATCAAGAATTGTGAGAATTATACAGAAGACATTGATTTCTTAGGCAGGTCGCCATCTGGCAAAAGCTTGCTTTCTCATGAAATATCTGATGCTGATATTAAAACAACTACAAATGATAAATTTATGGTAAATTACTATATAGATCATCCTGAAGATTTTGATAATCCCTTACATAATCTTAAAGGTGTTGATATTTCTAAATATACTAAGCGTCCTCATATTCCAGTAGGACCCTGTGGTATTATGTATTACCTATCCAATAAATCTTGTAAAATATTAATTGATCATTTGAATAATATTAAATATAATATATTTCATTACGACAAATACACAGATTCATATCCATATACTATTGAGGATTGCGCCGTATCATATATATTGTATTATAATAAAATAAGTTTTATACATTGGATTAATATGTATCACGATTACCCATACTATAATAATGATGTAATCGCAATTCATACAAATATGAATAAATAAAAGGATATAAGAGGGTTACAGAATAATAGAATAAATACATATAAAATATATGAAGATCAAAGTAGATGGTATTATTCTTATATTAACTTGTCATAAATATCTGGATACACGATTTAAAAAATTTAAACTTCCCAAAGATAATTATGGAAACTGGAAAGTAATCTATGTAATAGGTGATCTTTTTATAGATGATGACTATAAACTTGAAGGAAATTTAATGACTATTAAATGTGAAGATTCGTATTTTCATTTATTGAAAAAATTAGTGCTTGCATTAAAATATCTTTATGAAATTTATGATATTAAGGATGGTGTATTGCGTTCGGGCGATGACTTAATATTTAATGAAGAATTGTTGCAATCTTTCTTGAAAGCTCCAAAACAATACAAAATAAAAAATAATATAGGTGAAATTGATTTTTTAGGCAATTGTTCTACTGGTAAAAGTATGTTTGAACATGATTTTGAAAAATATAAAAATAAAACATCAGCATCTCTGCATTTTGTATATTATTACAAAGATCACCCAGAAGATTTTGACAATCCCTTACATAATATGAAAGACATTGATATTTCCAAATATACTAAACATCCAAGTACCCCTGTATTTATACACGGACCTATATTATATTTTTCTAATAAATCCTGTAAAATATTAATTAATCATATGGAAAATATCAACTATAATATTTTGCATTATGATGAAAAAACTGATTCATATCCATATACAACCGAAGACCTCGCTATAGCATATATATTATATTATAATGGTATTGATTTTATCCATTGCAATAATATGTATTGTAATACTGATCGCACATTCAATCATAATTCTATGGCAATTCATACAAATATGTATAGATAAATAAATATCTATTCAAATATTTTTATCATATATGTGTCAATTAAATTATATCCAAGTTTTTTATAGTATTCTCTAACACCTGTACCACTAATTATAGCTATCTTTTTATAACCATTAGTAATTGCCAATTCTTCAGCCTTTGCTACAAGTTGCCTACCAAACCCTTTGTGTTGCAGAGATCCCTCAATATTATCCCCTACATTACTTAAATTTGAATATACATGTAATTCTCTTATCAAAGCACACCCTTTAATACTTGGTAATACAAGTGAATTACTGACATTATTTAAACGAAGTCGTAAAAAACCTACTAAGTAATTTTTATCGCAATCAGTATCAAAACTAATATGATATTCATCGCCTTCGGAAGCCCTATATTTTTCAATATTTAATTTAATATTATCAAGTGATGCACTGTTTCCTTTAATTTCACGACATCTAATACATTTACATCCCCAATTATTTAACCGCATATCATCTTGCAGCAGTTGCCTCATATTTACAAACTTAGTTGAATAACCACCTTCTATGTAATGTCCTGGAATATCACGAATAATTCTATTAAGTCGCTTATATTTTTGAACTTTCTTTTTAAAATCTTTAATAAGTTCATATAATAACAGGTCATCGTAAGGAATATATGTACCTTCGTCAAACCATTTCTTTATTTTTGTAAAAGGGACTATTGCGGTAGGATATATTTTATACTGATCTACTTGTATTCTTTCGTCATATAATACTTCATCAAGCATTACTTTGTCAATATCATAAGATGCGCCAGGAAGATTTGGCATAATATGGATGTCAACCTTGTAGCAATTATTTTTAAGAAGTTTAATTGCATCATATGCACATTCTATTGTGTGTCCTCTATTAATTTTTTTTAATACTGTATTATGAGTATGCTGAACACCCAATTGTATTCGCGTACAATTATATCTGCGAAAGTTGGCTATCTCCTCAATTGTTATAGTATCAGGTCGTGTTTCCAAAGTTAGTCCAATAATATGAATTTTAGCAGTTTCATTAAATTCTATTTCTTCTTCTAAAGATTTCTTAGGACGCTTTGGTTCACTATCAAAATAAATATTTGCAGAATAATATAACTCAGTTATAAAGCGATCTTGGTAGTCTCGTGGATATTCACACCAGGTACCTCCTAATACAATGATTTCCAATTTATCTGGTATATGCCCCATTCTAATAAGTGTGGATAATCGCGAGTTCATTTGCTTTATAGGATCAAAATCATTGGCATTTGCTCGCAATACTGCAGGTTCAGAGTATAGATAACTTCTTGGTTGTGCGACCCAATTATTTCCTTCATGGGCTGGCTCATTCGGGCAATATGCACAATCGTGTTTACAAGAAAAACGCGCTGTTTTAACTTTGCCATCTTCATCAATATACTGAGGATGCGCAGATGTCAACACAGTTATTACAAGAACTCCTGAATTTGACTTGCATTTCTTTTTAGTTATTAGATTGCGTAATTGCTGGTTTTCTAAATTAAGATACTTATATATCTTGATAAACTCAGCATTTGACAAAGTATATTTATACTTTTTTTGAATATTTTTTTTAAACTTATCAATATCACTGTTTGTTTTAAAATTTTCAATATTGTTTTCAAACTCAACAGTTATGCTCTCTTGCAATCCATTAAAAATACTGTTATCCTTATATTCTTTGTGATTATTGCAGTGTATATGTGTATTTTCAATATCTTCAATATTTTCAATATTTTCAATATCTTTAATATCATTTTGAGAATATGAAAATAAATTAGATACTGTATATGCAGCTGCTTTAAGAATATTCATATTTATGCAAATATTAATATATAAAGTAATGCATCAATTTTTATAATAAATTTGTCCTATTAAAGATATCAAAATATAAAAATTGACTTTAATGTTTGATTGATTACATTAAAGCCAACCAACAAACCAAGCAAATACAAAGACCAAACAAGACCAAACAAGACCAAACAAAGACCAACACTTCAACAAGTATAAACAACAGAAATGTTTACCTTTCCTTATAACTACAACAACCGCGCTGTTGCTCATGACAAGATATATGGAGACTGTGATGTTTATTACTATTCTATGCGTATTCTATGCAATTATCTTTCAAATTTGGAAAAGTATCAGGGAATATATAAAATTGACCTTGATAATTATGATGACATTTATAATTTAGGGTTTAATATCACAAACCGAATTATGGTTGATAAAACAGAGTTGCCAAATGAAACAATTGTATATAAGTTAATTAAGAATTTGAACAGGGAGCATTTCTTGAAGTTTATTAAAGCGTATTGTATAGATAAAGAGATTTCATATACTACCAACCTTAATCGCATTGATACAAGAGAGTTCCTTATGTATGCTTGCAGTGAACTTATTGGTGATTATAAAGATGTTATGATTGAAGGATGGACAGGTAATAAATGGGAAAAAGTTCATAGCAAGAACGCTAACATTTACAAAGTCTAAAAGACACAACGCCGCCATAAGACAGCCATCTGGCAGCCATTAGGCAATGTACAGTAATCTATATGTTATATATTTTTTATTTTTTTAATATTTTTATTACAAATAGGCGTGGGTTTTGGTAATGTTGTAAATAGTTTCTGCATTTTTTTATCAAATCTATTACGAAAAATAATTTCATCTCTGTCTTTTGATTGCATTGCCTCTTTTAATCTTAAAAGAATAAACTTTATAAATTTGGACATCATAAGATTATTTTACTATAATGCATCATTTTTTATATAATTTAAAATGGACTTTGGTTAAATTTTCTTCATATTATTATAGATAATGAATTCAGCACAAACAGCGGCAGTTAGAAAGGCAACGCCACAAAGACCAAAATCATATAATGATGAAGCAACGCGTAAAACTCGTACTACTGCAGCAACAGCAACAAGGACAGCAATCGCAACAAGATCAACAACAGCAGCAACAAGATCCGCAACAGCAGCAACAGCAGCAACAAGATCAGCAACAGCAGCAACAGCAGCAACAGCAGCAACAGCAGCAACAAGATCAGCAACAGCAGCAGCAACAGCAACAGCAGCAACAGCAGCAGCAACCGCTTCAAATACAGGAAGAAAATCAATAAAAGACAAAATAAAATCGGCAATTAAAAGCGTTAAAGCATCTATTTTAGGTAATAAAAAAAAGAGTAAAACAAAATTAGAAGAGGCAATAGATGAAGCAGTAAATAAAGACTTAGAAAATTTAGAAGAAAAAGTTTTAGCAGATGTAGATACTATTGAAAAAAAATACCCAACTAAATCAAAAACCGAAGAAGATGAATTTTTAACTAAAATAGATAAGACTGTCAACGATCTTATGTTAAATCTTCATAAAGCATTAGAATTTACAGAACATACAAGAGTATTTTTTACTAAAGATAATGAACCCGCTCCAGAACCCGTACCAGAATCAGTACCTGTAAAAGAATCAGCACAAGTTGCTAAAAGAGTACTAACTGATGAAGAACAAGAAAATATATTATTTGAAAAAGTAAATATACTTATAGAAATTTTGGCAACGCATTTAGTGGATAGAAGGGGAGTTAATATGCTTAAATTTAGTAAAAATAAAGAATTTCCCACCAAATATACTTTGACAATTACGGCTATGGGAGTTGATATTAAATATACTGCATTAAATGAATTATTAAAAATAATATCATCACGCATAGACCCTGTTATATTTTTATGTATGTTTGGATGTACTGAAAATGTAAAAAATGGACTTAAACAATTCAAAAAAAACTATAATAAAAAACCCATAAATACTAAAGAATTGTATTTTAATTTTTTAGATATTCTAAATGCCCATATTGTTGATAATAACAAAATATTTTATAAAAAAGATAATGAAATAACTCCTCAAATACCAAATGTAATTTCTACCTTATTGAAAGATAAATCTGTTGGAGGTAAGAAAATAAAACCTAAAAAAACTGCGGCTTCAGCTAAGAAAAGAAAATTTTCTAAATTCTTAGCTATATGAGAATAGTGGAGGAATATCTTCACTAACTACTTCTTTATCTTGTGGCTGAATTTTCACAATATTTTCCCATTTTGCAATCGTCTCTGTATTAAATAAATAATCGTCATCATTTCTATCATCCTCATTAAAATACAAACTACCTTGTTTATAATCAAGAATATCCTTATTATTTATTTTTGTAAAATATGCAAACATATATATTACTAATACTTTATATTTATATATTTAATGTCCTCGTATTTTTTCGTGGTCTCCCGACACCTCGTAATATCTTAATATCCGCAGTATCCTCAATAATAGATGTTATTTCCTCGTCGCTTACAGAAAGAGTTTCAATGTTATTATCATTGTGATCCATTGATATATTATTATGAACATTATTTATAATATTTTCAATATCCGCTGCAGGCTTATGTTTAAGCTCAGTTATATTCGGGGATTGTCTAATATTATTAGATTGCTGAGACATTGATGGCATTGACATATTTGAAACTGGTGAATTTAATGAACTGAAAAGACTGCTTACCATATTAAATAATCCACCTGTACTATCGCTTCCGCTATTGCCGCTATTGCCATAATTATTTAATGGTATGTTTTGTGCTGCTTGCGGTCCTTGACCTGCTTGAGGCCCTTGTTGATATGGTGAAGTATTACCCATCATATATTGCTTTGCGGCTGCTTGCTGGAACTGTTTCATTAATTCAGGGTCAGACTTCAATACATTCTCAACATTTGGCATAGGTTGCTCTTTGAACATTCTGCTTGTAAGATGAAACATAAATGCACTACCAGATAATCCTATAAACAATCTTAATTCAGGTGCCATCTTTTTACCGGTTGCCTTGTATTTATAATGCAATTCTTCAAATATATCATCATAATCATTAATATTCTCATTAACCTGTTCAGACCATCCATCTAATTTTATTGCAAAAGGATCATATCTGCTATTCATATACTCTGTACCCGAAATAAACGCCATTAACATTTTTTGCTGAAATCTCACACTACCGTCAAGTTCCTTTTCGCGTATCAAGCGATTATATTCTGTTCGCATTTCTTCTATGTCAGAATTCATATTGAATTTAAATGGAATTTTGAAACCCTTTGATTCTAACCTGTCTAATTGATAAATAATTTCTCTTTTCTCATTTAGTTCATTTAAAATTATATCCTTAGCAGATAAATGTCTATTCTTTGACCCTCCGCCCCTACTATATTCTCCTCCTTCTTCTTCCTCTTCATATTCTTCGCCATCATCATCTTCTCCATCTTCTTCATCATCGTCATCTTCTTCATCATCTTCGTCTTCTTCTTCGTCTTCATCTTTATATTTTTCTTGTTTTTTATATTTATTTGTTATATTAGAGCTACTGCCCTCGTGTCCATCACGCCCCCCACGGCCCTCGCGGCTCTCGCGGCCCTCGCTACTATGTTTTTTATTACTTGAACTACTTGCTACGCTACTATAATCACTTTCTTCATCATATTTAGATTTTTTTACGACATTTGGGGCACTCTTATTTTTATAAATGTTTTTCATATTTTTCATATAGTCACTCTTATCATAATCACCATTAACAGAACTTGCACGAGATGAAGAACGAGATGATGACCGCGATGACATAGATATAACATCATTGCTTATCTTGTTCTTATTAAATAATACATCTTCACTCATAAAGTTATTTTGATTTACTCTATTTTGCTTATTTGGTATATTAAAGCTCATCTGTTTATTATTAAATGTGTCTCTATTTAATTCAATTAAATCATCATTTATATTATTAAGATTTAATGTTGTCATATTATATATTTAATTGACTATCAATTGTTTATATAATATTAATAATTTTTAATTGTTTATAAATACGCGCGTATAATGAATAGTTTTTATTTTCCTTGCTGTAATATGCAAGTATTTATCCACATATTAAAAAATGCTCTGCTTGTATCCTTATTTTTTTCTGGGTGAAACTGAACACCCAGTATATTTTTATCGCGATTATATGCAATGATTATTTTATTTTTAAATTTCTTAATAATTTTGAAAGTCTTTGGAACCTTTACTATATAATCTTTATGAATTAAATAATACCTACTTTTAGGAATATAAAATGGACGAGGTATACTTAAACTCATAGAATACTTATTATAACCATTTGTAAAAGATTTAATATAACTCTTCTTATACTGATAAATAAAATACTGGAACCCATAACATATCGCTAATATTGGAATATTAGAATTTATAATACATGGGTCTATAATTGCATGGTCTTTTTTCTTCACAAAATAATCAGAACCCGATAATATGATCCCTCTTATTTTCTTTTTTTCTAAAGTATTCTCAATACCTTTTGTGTCATCCCATTTTTTAAATATTACTTTGTTACCAGAAAGTCCATACAATATATTTTTTTTAAATTTCTTAAATTCTGATTTATCTTTGTACATATTGACTGCTAATAGTCTCATTAAACAAATACTATATACTATATATATATACTATAATCACCAACATATATAAAAGTATATCAACATATTAACATAAATATGAAGATTCTTTTCTTTGGCTGCAGAGGATGGATTGGGAAACAATTTGGACAATACTTAAATGACAATGGTATCACTTACATTGGCACTGATGTGCGTGCAGATGATGAGAAGGCGGTTGAAGCAGAAATAAAATTATATTCGCCAACGCATATTATTTCATTTATTGGAAGAACACATGGGGCTGAATATAATACAATTGATTATTTGGAATTACCAGGGAAACTTAATGATAATATTAGAGATAATTTGTATTCTCCTCTGATACTTTCTATTCTATGTGAAAGATACAACATTCACTATACATATTTAGGAACTGGATGTATATTTAGTAGCGACGATCCTACAAAAACCTATATTGATGATGATGAACCTCCTAACTTCTTTGGATCATCTTACTCTATTGTCAAAGGATTTACAGATAGACTCCAACATATGTATTCCAAAAATACGCTAAACTTGCGTATTCGTATGCCTATTGTTAATTTTGAACATAATAGAAACTTTCTAAGTAAAATTTTTAAATATAGTAAAATATGTTCTATGCCTAACTCTATGACTGTATTAGAAGATATGTTTCCTGTAATAATGGATATGATTATAAAAAAAACTACAGGGACTTTTAATTTAGTTAACAAAGGACTTATTACACATAATGAGATTTTAGAGATGTACAAGAATAACATAGATAACTCATTTAAATGGGAAAACTTTAGCATCACAGAGCAGAATGCAATCTTATTATCAAAGCGCTCAAATATACAATTGTCAACAGATAAACTATACTCATTATACCCTGATATTCCTGATATTAAAACATCAGTTGAAAAGTGTATTAAAGAATATCATTGTAAATAATAAATTATAAAAATAAATATGTTACATTCATAAGAATAAGTAAGTAAAATTGTTTTTCTAAATTCTAAAGATCTTCTCAAATCTGTTAATATAATCTTCAATAGACCCATTATTAATCATTATAATATCATAGGGTATTTTAGTATATTCTAATTCTGATATATGAGGCTCCTGTTCTTTTACGCGATCTTTACAAGGTCTTATAACTCTAATAATCAAAATATCTCCAATACTAATTTTTGAAATATTTAGTAATCTCTCATATTCATGAATAAATCTAAGGTCACTAATAACAAACCTCCTATCGTCTTCTGCATTATTGATATGATTTACTAAAGTATTTGCAAAGAAGTCCCTCTTTATATTCGGCAATAATTCCTGTATTTTTTCTTGCATCATTTCTGTTCCGAAAAATTGTAATGCAGCTCTCGGTGTAATACCCCATCTTTCATCAATAATATCTTTTCTATCACTGCCTATGTCTTCACCAATTCCCACTTGGTCATCATCAAAATTAAATAAACCTTTTACTGCAATTTTTAAAGGTTCTGCAAAAGCAATCCGAGTATAATTATATTTCTTTACTAAGTGTTCTGCTAATACATCTTTGCCACTTCTTTTAGCTCCGCAAATAGCAATAATTTTTGGAATATTAGACATATTTTAAAGTTTGTATAGTGTTATATTGTTATTATTATAAGATTAATTAATATATCATTTTTTTATATAGTAAATAAAAATAAAAATTGATATTTAAGAATTATTTAGTAAATACAATTACTAATAATGTTTTCTAATCATTGCTGGGATGTTCTGGATATTTATTTCCAAAAGGGTGGTTCCCCTGAATCATCTAATCCACTCGTAAAGCATCAAATTGATAGTTATAACAAGTTTATTGATAATACTTTAGGGCAAATTATTGGTGGTTTTAATCCTATTAAGGTAAAAATCACAAATCAAAAAGCCGAATTGCCTGATAACACCTATAATATTTCAATCAATATCCTTCAACCCAGCATTGTAAAACCCAATTATCAACTTCAAGATGGTACCCAAAATATCATGACGCCTTATATTGCTCGTATGAATAATATGACATATTCAAGTGGTATCTATGTAAATGTTCATATCTCCACAGAGATTACAAACAAGAATGGAATGACCGAAAAGTTTGATAAGACTGTTAATGGCGTATACATTGGAAAAATTCCCATTATGGTTCGTTCTAAACTTTGCGTTCTCAGCCAGATGCAAGGAATTTGTGAAGAAAACAAGAACGAATGTATATATGATTTCGGCGGCTACTTCATTGTTAATGGAAATGAAAAAGTTTTAATCTCTCAAGACCGTATTAATGAAAATAAAGTTCTTGTTTTCCATCCTAACAATAATGCCGAAGGTCTATATGCAGAAATTCGTTCTATGTGTGATTCTTCTTATCTTCCCCCTAAAACTACTTGCTTGAATATGAGCGGTAAATTAAATCACATGGGGCGCATTATTCGCATTAATACATCATTCATTCGCTCTGAAGTTCCTATCTTCGTAATCTTTAGGGCGCTTGGAATTATTAGTGATCGCGAGATTATCAATCATATTGTATATGATACAGACAGTGAGAAAAATCAGCGTATTATTAATGAACTTATGGCGTGCTGCGAAGATGCCTGTGATATCAATACACAGGAACAAGCAGAAAATACTCTTATTAAGATTATGATTGGTGTTAACAAAAACAATGATCATGAAACTAACAAAGCACAGCTTCATAATAATCTTACAAATGATTTTCTCCCTCATGTAGGCAAATCTTATAGACGCAAGGCTTTGTATGTCGGCTATATTATTCGTAAAATGATTCGCATATATTTAGGATATGATACTTACGATAATCGCGATTCCTATATCAATAAGCGTGTTGATACGCCTGGCGTCTTGATGAGTAATTTATTCAGACAATGTTATGGCAAAATGACAAAAGAGCTGAAGATTGCAATTGAGAAGGAGCTTAATTTGTGGCGCGGCAATGCAAATATCCCTATATCTAATATCATTTCAGATATCAGCATTCATCGGTTTTTCAAGCAATCGCTACTTGATTCGTGGATTAGATATTCGCTTTCTACAGGAAACTGGGGTATTAAAAGTATTGGTACATTTCAAAATATCAAGCAGGGAGTATCACAAGTTCTCAATCGTATGTCTTATGCAAGCACACTATCGCATATGAGACGCATTAATACTGCAATGGAGAAGAATGGAAAACTCGTACAACCACGCAAATTAGATAATTCACAGATTGGTATGATATGTCCCGCTGAAACTCCTGAAGGTAGCTCAGTAGGTCTTGTTAAAAATATGGCTCTTAGTACGAATATCTCAATTGCAATGAATAGCACGCATATCCGCAGAATTTTAGTAAATCTTGGTGTAATCGTATATGATGACACATATAATATGACAAATCCAGACAAATCCCCTATTGATTATTTGAAAAATATGGGAAGCGAAGATAATGTGTATATTATGGTTAATGGCGATATCATAGGATATTATACTAATCCTGATAAATTATACTTGACCTTAAAACATTATAAGCGCAGTGGCATCATTTACCCGATGACTTCCATTGTGTGGAATATACAAAAGTCGTGCATTATCATTAGTACTGAAGCAGGACGAATGTATAGACCGCTCTATATTGTTGATATTGAACCAGGAACAAACAAGCGTGTATTGCGGATTGATAGAGTATTAAAAAGAAAGAATATTAGTTGGAAAGAATATATTGCAGATAAACACTTTGATTACTTCATAGTTCCAAATGAAGTATCTAAAGATCAAGAAGACCCAGATAGTTATTTGGATGAAGAGGGGTTTATTGAATATATGGATTGCGATGAGATTAATTCGGCGATGATTGCTACATTCCCCATAGATTTGGAGGAAGGAATTAAGGGAACTGCACTACCACCATTATATACTCATTGCGAAATTCACCCAAGTTTAATGAATGGTATCTTGGGTGTTAATATTCCATTTAGTGATCACAATCAATCACCAAGAAATTGCTATCAATGCGCGATGGGTAAACAGGCATTGGGTGTATATATGAGTAATTTCAATAAACGCATAGATACTATGGGGAATATTTTAAATTATCCTCAAAAATCTCTTGTATATACTAAATTATCAAAATATACAATGGCTCATAAATTACCTTCAGGTGTTAATGCGATTGTTGCGATTATGACACATACTGGTTTTAATCAAGAAGATAGTATTATGGTCAATCAATCAGCTCTTGATAGAGGATTATTTACAAGCACCTATTACAAAGCTATGCGTGATGTATGTAATAAAAATCACAGCACTGGCGAAGAAGAAATATTCACAAATCCTACTAATATTTCTTCTCAAAAACCATACTCATATGTTAAGTTAAATGATGATGGATTTGTATCTAAAAATACATATGTCAATGGCAATGATGTAATTGTAGGCAAAGTTATGCCCAAGAAGGCAAATGGTGTAATTACATATCAAGATAGCAGCCTAACAATGAAAGCAAATGACGATGGATATATTGATATGAATTATAATGGTGTTAATAGTGAAGGCTATAAGTTTTGTAAAGTGCGTATTCGTAAAAATAGGAAGCCTGAGATTGGTGATAAATGCGCCAGCTGTAGTGCACAGAAAGGAACTATTGGAATGATATATAGACATCAAGATATGCCCTTCACAAAAGATGGTATCGTTCCGGATATTATTATGAATCCGCACGCAATCCCGTCGCGTATGACAATTGCACAATTAATGGAATCTATTATGGGAAAAGCTTGCTGTCATATTGGAGCTTTTGGTGACTCTACACCATATACTGATTGTACTGTTGAAGGAATCACAAAAGTTCTTGAAATGTCAGGAATGGAAAAATATGGAAATGAAATATTATATAATGGGCGAACAGGTGAGCAAATACACACTGATATATTTATCGGCCCTACATATTACCAGAGGTTGAAACATATGGTGTCTGATAAAATTCATTGCCTCACTGAAGATCATGAAGTGTTGACAAGTGATGGCTGGAAGTTTATTAATAATATATCTACTGATGACAAAGTCGCAGTTCTTAAAGATGACAAATTAGTTTATGAAAATCCTATGGAAGTTCATAAATATCCTGAATATTCTGGGGTAATGTATAATATCAATAATTCACAGATTGATTTGAATGTAACTGGTGAACATAAGATGTATGTAACAGCTAATAATCAAGATTACACATTAGAGAAAGCTGTTAATATTATTGGAAAATATGTAAGATACAAAAAAGACTGTGTATGGGACGCTCCCGACTATCAGTTTGTTATTCCTGATAGTGATAAGGAGATTAATATGGAGGCATGGTTATTATTCTTTGGTAAATGGATTGCGAGTGATTGCGATAATAAAGTTTTATATCAGTTTGGTTCTCATTATAACATTGAAGATACCAAAAATATTACAAAGTATCTTTGTAACAATATGTACACGGATACATTGCGTATGCCTGAATGGGTATGGAAGTTAAGCAGTAAGCAAGTAAAAATACTTATGAAGTCAATGATTGCAACTAACATTGCATTAGGACATTCTAAATATGATAATATGTTCTGTACTCCTTACGAAAGCTTAGCAGATGATATGATGAGGCTATGTATTCACGCAGGATGGAGCGGTGTCAAAAGTCTTTGGAAAGAGAACATTTGGAAAATCACTATAATTAAAAGGAAGAATAACCCCTATGCGAATGCTAATAATATTAAGCAAGAGAAGCTACATAATGAGCGCGTCTATAACTATACAGGAGCTGTATATTGCATTAGTGTATCTACAGAAATATTTATGGTTAGGAGGAATGGCAAATCAGTATGGACGGGAAACTCACGAGGATCTAATGGTCCAATTGTAATGCTTACGAGACAACCAAGTGAAGGACGCGCGAGGTCTGGAGGATTGCGTTTGGGAGAAATGGAAAGAGATTGCTTTATTGCTCATGGAACATCTAATTTCCTTGCTGAGAGGATGTTGCATGTATCGGACAATTATAGGGTATTCATTTGTAAAAAATGCGGGATGCATGCGAATGTTAATACAGATAAGAGCATCTATAGTTGTAAATACTGTAAAAATAATACTGATATTGCACAGGTCAGGATGCCATATGCATTCAAATTGCTAAATCAAGAGTTATATACCATGAATATTATGATGAGATATGTATGCAATTAATATATATAAAACAATAGACCTATTTAGAATATATAAATTTAATGAAAATATATAACATTTGTATAAAAATTTTTATATTATTTTTTATATTTTATTATGGTGAATGTAATAACAGCTCGCCTTTGTTAAATAATAACATTTGTAATAAGATAAATGATAATAAAAATATTCCATTTAAGAGAAGATTACTATATTATAGCTGTAAACATAGAAGTACGCACAGAATAAAGAAAAATTACAATCCATACGCAGTACTTGCTAAAGATATACTAAGAAAATATGTATATATATGTAATATTGTGGTGATATATATAATTTTATATAGTTTATAATAATAGAGATAATATATAGAAATGCCATTATATGATGATGCGTTCAGTGATAATACTAATTATAATAGAAGAAAAGAAGAAGAAAAAGCAAATGAACAAATAAGAATTGAAAAAGAAAGAGCAAGAGTTGCAGCTCTTTCAGATGATGAAAGAAAAAAAGAGAACGATGCCATTGAAAAAAAAAGGAAAGACGAATACATTACTCTTTTTCGTATGAAATTAAATAAACTATACTCGTCCGTAGATAATATAATAAGTGAAAGAAATGATTTATTTAATTATGAGCGAACTACTGATTGGATTTATGACAATCATTACAAAGATTTTAAACAAACACAATTTGGAGTAGACTTAAAAACTTTTTTACAATTAATAAATAAAGGTTGTAATGAATATATTGATAGAACATTTTCTAACAATAACTATTCTGGTTTTAAGGTATCTGCAATAAATTGTTCGGGTAGTATGGAAATATTTAGTTTATATAATTATTTAATGCAAAAAAAATTTACTAATATATATTTGAAGGATTATACTGTTTCACAATTAGAAACATTAAAATACGAGTTAAAAGAAAGACTTAGTAGGAGTTTTGTATCAATTTGTACAGGTATAGAAGAAGAAAAAGATGTTAAAAAAATGATACAAGAAGAACAAAAGAAAATCCCCATACCTTTTCAAGATTATAAGAGTGATTTATTAAAAATATATACTTCATTAGATACTTTATTTACGAATGATGGCATAGGCGGCGGCATATTATTTATTAAGTCTGGAAAAGAAACAGAATTTAAAAAAAAATTAATAGATTTTTTAAAAGATATTACTTTAAAACAATGTAATAAATCTATTAAAAAAATATTTAATAATGAAACAGCTTCTTTTTTTACAAAAAATACTTGTAAAAATTATAGCAAAATAAAGGAGTTATTTGAAATTTTAATTAATTTTGAGTATTACGGTGAAACTTCCACGCCATATTATCATGAGTTTGTTTATAGTAATTATAAACAAAAGGAAACAGAAGATCTAAAAAAAAGGCTTCATGAAAGCTTAATAGATATTTGCATAAATGAAAATACAAAAAGAATTATAAGTGATACTCCACCTCCTCCTCCTATCCCCCCTCAATTAGGCGGTAATACCAAAATAACAAAATTAACTAAAAAGGATATACTTGGGAAGAGCAGATGTATCTATAAAAAATCTGGAGATAGAAAGCAATATATAAAACACAAAGGGGTATTAATAGCTGTAAGTGAATATAAGAAAATTATGACAACTAAGAATAAATAACACATATAAACATTTAATATAATATCATAAATATTATGGGTGATAATTATAAATTATACAAGGTATTAGGAGTTAATAAAAATGCAACTCAAGATGAAATCAAAAAAGCATATAAAGAGCTTGCTATGAAATTTCATCCTGATAAGAATAATGGTAAAGCAGATAAAGCAGAAACTGACGAAAAATTCAAAGAATTATCAGCAGCATATAATGTATTAAGCAACGAAACTGAGCGTGCTAAGTACGATGACATTGGAGATAATAATTATAATAATGGTTCTGGTCAAGAGGTTCATAGAAATCCACACGATATTTTTGAAGCCTTCTTTAGAAGTAGAGGTGGTCCTTTTGGTGGCGGGTTTGAGGAAGAGATATTCTCATTTGGTGGCGGTGGAGGCGGTGGTGGCATGGGTGGCATGGGTGGTATGGGTGGCATGGGTGGTATGGGCGGAGGAAATAGGCAATCTAAGAAGGCTCAACCAATTGAAAAAACATTTGTGTTTACACTTGATGATGTCTATGATGGTATTAATAAAGATTTAAATATAAATATACGCAAATGGTGTCATAAATGTAATAAGAAATGTAATAAATGCGATGGTCGCGGTATAATTCAGCAAATAAGGAACCTTGGTATTATGCAGCAAATCTTTCAAGGACCTTGTGAGCATTGCGAGGGTTCAGGAATAGTATCAGAAGGAAAACCAGAATGTAAGCAATGTAAAGGAAAAGGGTTTTTTAATGAAGATAAGAAGGCGACTTTAATTATTCCTAAGGGTATAGATGAGAATTATAAAACGGCATTTCCTGAATTAGGAGAGCAACCACGAGTTCCTGATATTAAACCTGGTGATTTAATTATACATATTAAAATAGAAGAACACAAACATTTCATTAGAAAAGGGAACGACTTATATTTTAAAACAGATATATCATTTGTAGACTCAGTTGTAGGTAAGGATATTACGATACCTTATTTCAAAGAAAAGATAAACATAAATACCAATCTATTTGGTGTTATATCAAATGGTAAGAATTATCTATTAGAAGGTAAGGGATTGCCTATATTAAACACTTCAAACAAAGGGAATATGTTTATTGAGTTTAACATTAGTTATCCAAAGATTAAAAATAAAGAAAAGGTTGAAGAACTGAAAACATTACTTAACGAGGTATTTTATTCTTAATATTCCAAATTCTTTTTACTTTCAATCGCATATAATATATTGTATATAGGATCTAAATTAATACTATCATTATACCCATATTTTTTAACAAAGGTTGCTAATTGTATAGAACTGTCATCAATTAATTTTTTATCGTTAGTGGAGGTTACATAGTATTTATATTGTTTTGTTGCCAATTTTTTCCTATCAAGAAAATAAACCTTCATATTTTCGGTATCATAGTAATCAATGTACTTCTTTTTCTTTTCTGCTAAATCAAAAATATAGAAAGCGTTGCTAATTTTAGCAATGTTATCACTTGGAGAAAATAATACAGATGTTATATTTTTATGTTCTCCTAAAATTATTTTTGTCTCTTCAATAAGGAAGTTATATTCTAATTTTAAAACAAAATCTTTTACTACATTGCGGGTGTTATTAATATGAACTATATATATATTATATATGTAAGAATTGTCATTTGTATCTAAATTTATGTTAATTATTTCATTAATATCAGTGCATCTTGTCATTTTGCTTGCTATACGATAAATATAATCGCGATATAATAGATAAAATATTCCTAAAATTATAAGTAAGAAAAGGATATTTATAAATATTTGATAATTAGAAATTTTTGTTTGTGAAAGAAACAAAAGGTCAGTCATATACTCGTCGGAGCGTTCATCAATATTTTCAATTAATGTTTGAATATCATTAAGAATATTATTAGTATTACTCATAATAATGTCTTAATTATATATTATATATTATAATTAAGACATTATATATTTATATTATTCTTTTGCTGTAATTTAGAAAAAATAATATAGTCTATTATTGTTATGGGATAACTTGTATTCTTTGAATATTTTTTGGTAAACTTAATTAACTCAGATGTCGTATAAGAATTTATTATATTATGGTTTTTATCTACAGCATAATACTTATAATCATTACTATTTATAAGCACACTTATGTTTTCCATAATTTCAGGGTTCATTTTATTTAAATCATAATAGTTGTATTTGAATGTTTCAATATAATTAGGTTTATTGTGTAATTCCAATGCTTTCTTACCTTCCTCTGAGCTAATTAAAGTTGCATGGTCTATAGCTATCTTGTTATATTGTGCTAAATCGCTTGCCTTCTTTGTTTTTTTCATTAAAATATTTTGTTTTATTTTCTTATCATCTAAATCTTTTATAGTATTATAAACTCCTATATAATAATTTAATTTATCAACATAAATGTATTTTTCATCTTCAATATTACCATAATCAATATTAGTTACCATTTTATTAAAATCGTAGGTTATTTTAATAACATATTCATGAGGCTTTTT